AGGCCAATCACTAGACTCTGTTATCCAAGGTTTGCTTAATGCACTTGGACGACAGACCAACGGTAAATAACAAATAACTTAAGAAGGAGTCCCCTATATGGACAAGGCACTTCAACATTACTACGAGGAAACATTCAGTACCATGTCTACCGAAGGGTGGAAGTATCTGATTGAAGACCTCAAAAAGTTAGAAGATAATCTAGTTAATGTTCGCACTGTGAAAGACGAACAATCATTGAACTACCGACTAGGACAGTTGGACATTCTAGATTTAATTCTTAATCGCCGACAGACTTGTGAAGATATTTACAATGACTTGGTACAAGGATCTCAGCAATGAGGAGAATGTACGAATTCAAGTGTGAAGATGGTCACATATCAGAGGCATTGGTTGATGATACCGTCAGGGAACTCTCTTGCAGAGCCTGCGGTAAACCATCTACAAGAATAGTTTCCAGTGTGAGGTGTAACTTGGAAGGCATCACAGGTGCTTTCCCCGGTGCATACCACTCATGGGAACGAAAGAGAAGTGAGAAGATGGCTCAAGTGAGTAAGAACTCCGAGTAACCGTCCAATCATAGTATTAACGGGTAAATGCTTAGGCATTCACATTTCATAGTCCTATAATCTCTACGTGAGACAGGAGAAAGACAATATGGCAATTATTGAAGACGAATCGTTTGATAACAACACTGACGATACCATTGATCAAGTAACAGATGAAACCCCTGATAAGGGACAAATTCAAGAAGTTATTGAGAGTGTAATTCCTGATAAGTATAAAGACAAGTCATTAACTGACATTGTTAAGATGCACCAAGAAGCTGAGAAGATGATTGGTAGGCAAGCACAGGAGGTACATGAAGTTCGGTCATTGGCTGACCAGTTGTTGAAACGGCAACTCGAAAGCGATAAGCAACCAGAAGTTGAAAGTGCGCCCGAAGTTGATTTCTTTGAGAACCCTCAAGATTCAATTAAACGTGCAATTGAGAATAATCCCGCTGTTCTGGAGGCTAAACAAGCCAACCTTGAATTTAAACGGATGAAGACAGCACAACAGCTAGCAAGCAAACATCCTGACTTTGGCACTATTGCCAACGATACTGGATTTCAGGAGTGGGTTAAAGCTAGTCCCGTGCGTATGAGTCTGTATACCAAGGCTGATGCTGAGTTTGACTTCAGTTCTGCTGATGAACTCTTGAGCACATATAAAGAAATTAAACAGGTTCGTTCTAACAACGTACAGGATGCAGGTAAGCAACAGAAGGCACAAGCTCTACGAGCCGCTGGTGTTGATACAGGTGGTTCTGGCGAAGTTACAAAGAAAGTATATCGTCGTGCGGATTTAATCCGTCTTAAGATGACCGACCCTGATCGTTATGAGCAACTCCAACCTGAAATTATGAGTGCTTATGCGGATGGTCGAGTCAAGTGAACTATTAACAATCTTAGAAATTATTGGAGTATATTATGCCTTTAGGTACTGGACATCAAACAATTACAACTGCTGACAAGTTTATCCCTGAAGTATGGAGTGATGAAATCATCGCTACTTACAAGAAGAACTTGGTCGCAGCTAACCTCATCAAGAAGATGAACTTCGTTGGTAAGAAGGGCGATACCGTCCACCTGCCAAAACCCGGTCGTATGAATGCTAACCAGAAGGTTGCTCAGACTCAAGTGGTGCTCAACACTGACACTGCTACCGAGACTCTGGTGCAGATCAACCAACACTGGGAAGCCTCTGTTCTGATCGAAGACATCGTGGAAGCACAAGCTCTGGCTTCTATGCGTCAGTTCTACACTGATGACATGGGCTACGCTTTGGCTCGTAAAGTGGACAGCTTCATCTTGGAACTGGGCCGTAGCGTTAACGGTGGTGGCGGTACTGCTGCTTACTCCGGCGCTCTGTCCGGTGCTGATGGTACTACCGCTTACGTGGCTGGTGCTAACACTGGCGTTGGTGCTTTGACTGATGCTGCTATCCGCCGCACCATTCAGCGTCTGGACGACAACGATGTGCCTATGGATGGTCGTTTCCTGATCGTTCCTCCTTCCACACGTAACACCTTGATGGGTATCAACCGCTTTACCGAGCAAGCCTTCGTTGGTGAAGCCGGTCGTGGTAACACCATCCGTACAGGTGAAATTGGTAACGTGTACGGTATCCCCGTGTATGTCACCACCAACGCTGATACCACTAGCGGTTCCACTGCTACCCGTATCGCACTGATGGGTCACCGTGACTTCGCAGTGTTCGTTGAGCAGAAGGGTGTTCGCACTCAGACCCAATACAAGTTGGAATATCTGGGTACTCAAATGACAGCCGATACATTGTTCGGTGCTGCTGAACTGCGTGACTTCTCTGCCGTGGCTCTGGCCGTCCCTGCGTAAGTAGGTGATTAAGGGGGTCTTAAGTGACCTCCTTTTTTAGATGTGTTACAATAATACGTAGCACATCTATGAAAGGAATTGATATGAAACACTGTGCCAAATGTAATACAACAAAAGATGAATCTGAGTTCTATTCTAACAGAGCTAAAGCAGATGGGTTACATATCTACTGCAAGGAATGCTCTAAGAAAGCCAAGAATGAGTGGAGAGCTAAGAATCCTGAAAAGGTCTACGCTTACGACAAGCAGTGGCAAGAAGCCAACAAAGACAAGAAGAGTAAGAACTACAAGAACTGGCAGCAGAACAACCGAGGCACTGTGAATGCGTACAACGCTAAACGCAGAGCTTTGGAGAAGTCTTCTACTCCTTCATGGGCTAACTTAGATGCTATTAAGTCTTTGTATAACGTAGCTCAGTATTTCGATTGGATTAGTGGTGGTTTCGTAAAACATCACGTAGATCATATTGTCCCCTTACAAGGTAAGACGGTATGCGGACTGCATGTTGAGAATAACTTGCAGATTTTGATAGACAAAGATAACTTAAGGAAATCAAATCATCATGGCTAAATTCAAGTGTCAACACACAGGCAATATTGTAGAGTTCACAACTGAGCATGACATTCTGACCATGCAAAAGCATACTGAATACACTGAAGTTCAAGAGGAGCCTGTTGAAGTGGCTCCAGTAGTTAAGACTCGTAAACAAGTAACTCCTACAGAGGAATAATTGTATGACCATCTACCGAGGGCCGGGAGGCACAGGTACTGCTTCCTCTGAAGTAGATACTACAGAATATCAAGAATTCTTAGTACAAGCACAAGCTGCTAAAGAAGCTGCTGAGGCTGCTCGAGATGCTGCTCTGGCTGCTGAGACCAATGCAGAGACAGCAGAGACTAATGCTAGTGCCTCTGCCAGCGCTGCTGCATCATCGGCTAGCGCAGCAGCTACTTCTGCTTCCAATGCAGCTACCAGCGCTTCTTCGGCTGCTTCCAGCGCTGTAGATGCTGCTGCTAGTGCTGCTAGCGTAAATGACACCAATTTGGTGCATATCAGTGGAACTGAAACCATCACAGGTGTTAAGACTTTCTCTAACACTATTGTAGGTTCTGTTTCAGGTAATGCTGCTACAGTAACCAACGGTGTTATAACCACAGGCTCTTACGCTAATCCTTCGTGGTTAACATCACTAGCTTGGAGTAAAGTTACAAACACACCTACCACCATTGCTGGTTATGGTATTACCAATGCTTATACCAAGACTGAGATTGACTCTAAAGTAGGCACAGCAGGCGGCCTTGGTTTCCGCAACCGCATCATCAACGGTGACATGCGGATCGACCAGCGTAATGCGGGGGCGAGTGCAACTATCGGCCCATCTACATCACATGATTACCGAGTAGATCGGTTTTTCCTTCAACGCTTTGGTGGAACGGCCACTTACACAGGTCAGCAAAGCACAACCGCACCAGCAGGGTTTGTGAACTCACTTTCTGCAACCGTTGCAATTGCAGCAACGCCAACAACAAATAACAGCTCCTTCATTCGCCAATTGATTGAGGGTTTTAACGTGGCTGATCTTGGTTTTGGCACAGCCAACGCTCAAGCGGTCACGCTGTCTTTTTGGGTGCGAAGCTCTATAACAGGTACGCACGGAGGCAGCGTAACAAACGGCGGCTTTACACGCAGCTACGTGTTCACTTACTCGATTGCAAGTGCAAACACATGGGAATACAAAACAATCACCGTTCCGGGCGATACATCGGGCACATGGGCTACTGATAACTCAGCAGGGATGCGTGTCAACTTTGACCTTGGTTGCGGACCGGACTTAAACGGCACAGCGGGTACATGGGCTTCTGCCTCTGTAATGCGCACTAGCGGATGCGTAACATGGATCGCCAACTCTGGAGCCACCTTCTACATCACAGGCGTACAGCTTGAAGCAGGCAGCGTTGCTTCCCCGTTTGAGCGCAGGGACTACGGGCGTGAGCTGATGATGTGTCAGCGGTATTTTGAGTTGGCTACTGTTTACAGTGCAAGCGCAACAGGTGGTAGTAGAACTGATTTGTCTTGGATTCAATGGCAAGTCCAAAAAAGAGCGCAGCCAACATTAATCACTGTAAGCACAACATCTATTGGAGGGTCAAATAGCTTGCAGACGCAATCTTCTACAAATGGTTTTTCAATTAGTCAAAGTGGTTTTCTGCTTGGTGTTATTTCTGGTTCATCGGAGCTTTAATCATGTACCAACTTCAACCTGACACCCCAATGGGCGCAACCACCTGCATCAAACGCATTGCTGACAACGCCTTCATCCCCTTCGACCCCGCCAACTCCGCATACACCGAGTATTTGGCATGGCTGGACGAAGGAAACACGCCACTACCATCAGACCCTCCTCCACCACCTGATCCAAAGATGGTTGGCATTGAGTTTGAAGGCGTCATGTGTTCAGCAACCCGTGATGACCAAAATGGTCTTGTCGCTGTCATCATTGCACACCAGTTGCAGAAGACTTCCTTTCAGCCAACTGAGTTTAAGTTTGTGAACGGCAATCGTCTTTTGATGACGTATGAGAACCTGCCCAAGTTCTTGGCAGTGTGGATGCCTTTCCGACAATCCTTCTTTAAACCGGAGTAAGTATGGAAAATGTCTTAATCTACATCGGTGTATCTCTGGCTATTACCTACGGATTATATGTGTTCTATGCCGCAGTGATGAACATCAAGCGAGTACGAGACATGGGCAAACTGACTACCTTGGGGAAGGTCTTTGGCTATCCTACTCTGGTTATCGGCTTGATCTTAGACTTGCTGGTTAACTGGTTCGTGATGACCATTATCTTGCTTGAAGTACCGCGAGAGTTGACTGTCACAAGTCGATTGAAGCGGCATCACAAAGAATCAACTGGTTACAGGTTAGCAGTGGTTAAGTTCTTTGAACCTGTGTTAGACCCGCTTGATCCCTCTGGTGATCATATTTGAAATACTTTATTGGAGTTACTTATAATGGCTTTGCCTACTTACCTTGAACTTGTAAATGACATTCTGGTGCGTATGCGTGAACCAGAAGTAACTACCGTTCAGGAAAACGTATTATCTAAACTTGTTGGTAGATTGGTTAATGATGCCAAGCGACAAGTAGAGGATGCCTATAACTGGAATGCTCTTACCGATACCTTGATCATTGAGACAATAGCTAATACTTACGGTTATGTCTTGACTGGTACAGGTGGTCGCTTCAAGGTTATCGATGCTCAGGACATGACCAACAAGTCTGAGATTAAGGCGTTGAGCACTAAAGCTATGTCGGCTTACCTGCTCAATAACATGAATCCCGGTAGACCAATGTATTATAACTTCAACGGTGTTCACACCACTGGAGATACAAAGGTAGACTTCTATCCTGTTCCTGAAGCTAACTTAAGCTTGTACTTTAACCTGTACATCCCACAGAAGGAACTCAAAGGTGACTCAGACACAATGCTTGCTCCTAAAGAGCCTGTGGTGTTAGGAGCCTTTGCAAGGGCAGTGGTTGAACGAGGTGAGGACGGTGGTTTACCAAGCTCAGAAGCCTATGCTCTGTACAAGGCTTCCTTGTCTGACTATATCGCTATTGAATCTTCACGGTACATCGAGGAAGATACTTGGGAGGCTGTGTAACATATGGCACAACAAATTCAAACGTATGCCATCACAGCTCCGGGCTTCTATGGCCTGAACACTCAAGATTCTTCATTAGACCTTGCCTCAGGCTTTGCTCTTAACGCTACCAACTGTGTCATTGATCAGTATGGTCGTGTAGGTGCTCGTAAAGGCTGGACTAAGGTTAATACTGCCAGTGGTGCTCTAGGCTCTGCTGACATCACAGCTATCGGTCAGTTGGTTACCGATAACGGTTCTGAGTACACTATCTGCACAGGTAACAATAAGATATTCAAGCTGGTAGGTAATACACTGACTGAGTTAACCTACGGTGGTGGCGGCTCTGCTCCAACCATCACAGCTAACAACTGGCAGATTGCTTGCCTGAATGAACACTTGTATCTGTTCCAAGGTGGACATGAGCCGATAGTGTTTGATCCTGCTTTGAGTACTACAGGTTATTACAAGCTCAACGATAAGACAGGACACTCAGGAACACCTCCACAGGGTAACATTGTTCTGTCTGCTTATGGACGCTTATGGGTAGCAGACACAACCTCCGAGAAGGCTGTTGTCTATTGGTCTGATATTCTCTCTGGTCACAAGTGGTCAGGAGGTTCTACAGGTTCATTGGATGTTACCTCTGTATGGCCTAACGGTGCTGATAACGTAACAGGCTTAGCCTCTCACAATGGATTCTTATTCATCTTCGGTAAGAACAATATCTTGGTGTACTCAGGTGCTCAGGATGTGGTGACTACAGGAGTGTTTAAGCTCTCCGATGCAGTGACAGGTATTGGTTGTATTGCTCGTGACAGTATCCAGAACACAGGCTCAGACATCATCTTCCTGTCGGATACAGGTGTTCGTAGTGTCCTTCGTACCATCCAAGAAAAGTCAGCTCCTTTCAGGGATTTGTCCAAGAACGTACGTAATGACTTGATGAGTTCTGTAGCAGGTGAGGTGTTAAGTCTTATCCGTTCTGTCTATAGTCCTTATGAGTCCTTCTACTTACTGACATTACCGGGATTGAAGGTAGTGTATTGCTTCGACATGAAAGCTATGCTTCAGGATGGTTCTGCTAGGGTTACAACTTGGGATGCTATTCAACCTAAGAGTTTCTGCTACTTACGTAACCGAGATCTATTGATAGGCAAGGCAGGTTATGTAGGCAAGTACGATGGCTATCAAGATAATGCTACTAGTTATCGGATGGTCTACTTTACCAACCACACTGACTTAGGTGCTCCTTCAGTGACCACAATCCTGAAGAAACTCTCTATTGTTGTTATCGGTGGTTCTGATCAGTATGTGACTATTAAGTGGGGGTACGACTTCAAAGAAAATTACTACTCACAGAACGTCAAGATCCCTACACAGAACATTGCAGAGTTTAACATAGCGCAGTACAACAATAATGAAGAGTACGCCGATGGCATTACCTTACAGACTTTAACAGCATATCCGACAGGGGCTGGTAAGGTTGTTCAAACAGGTTATGAAGCGGATATTAATGGCTTTGCTTTGAGTATCCAGAAGATTGAGATACACGCTAAAAATGGAAAGATAATTTAATCATGGCTGAATACGTTAAAAGTACGAACTTCGCTAGTAAAGATTCACTGGCTTCTGGCAATCCTTTAAAGATTGTTAAAGGTACAGAGTTTGACATTGAGTTCAACAACATCTCTACTGCAATCTCGAGCAAAGCTGATTCTTCTGCGGTAGCAGGTGATCTTGGTCTAAAGGCTAACTTGATTAGTCCTGCTTTCTCAGGTACTCCCACAACTCCAACTGCTGCTGTAAACACTAACAATACTCAAATTGCCAGTACTGCTTTTGTTGTGGCTCAGATTGCAGATGATGCCCCTACCAAGACAGGTGGCGGTGCTTCAGGGACTTGGGCGATCAACATCACAGGCAGTGCAGCATCAGCTACCACAGCAGCTAACGGGGGTGTTACCTCTGTTAACGGTATGACAGGAGCTGTCAGTATCGCTAGTGCTGGTTCTCCTTCTACTGCTCAGGTGTTATCTGCAACAGCAGCAGCAGGCGCAGGTGATGTAGGTACATACGCTATGGCTTTCTTGAACAACGGGCCTTCTCCAATTAATTTCGGGCAAACTACTGCCGGGTCTAATTTGATTGCTAGTTCGGCTGGCGGCTTCGGTGCTGGCACTACCACTTTGTCGGGCACTTGGCGGTGTATGGGGTACGCTGAACGTAGTGCAAGTTCTGAAGTAACCCTCTGGCTCCGAGTGTCCTAAGAGAAATAGAGAATGGATACTGTACACCACTTCTCTGAAGGCTTATACGCCAAGCAGATGTTTATCCCTAAAGGTGCTATGGCTTGTCAGCATCAGCATAACTATGACCACCTGAGTATCTTAGCTCAAGGTAAGGTTAGAGTTTTATTGGATGACGATAAAGTAGAAGAATATACAGCCCCTGCTTGTATCAATATTGTGAAGAATGTGAACCATGTCATTGTAGCCTTGGAAGACTCCACATGGTTCTGTATTCATCAAACTGAGGAAACTGACGTGAATAAAGTAGATCAAGTTTTAATCAAGGGTGCTGAAAGCACTATTATGAAGAAAGTAGAGGCTTAATATGCCGTGGATTGCTGCTGGTGCTAGTCTCTTAGGTGGCATGATGTCAGGGGATGCAGCAGAAGATGCTGCTCAGACATCCGCTAATGCTCAACTCGAAGCAGCTCGTATTGCTGCTGACGCTCAACGGTTCCGTCCAGTGGGTATTACATCCCGCTTCGGTTCCTCTAACTTCAAGATGAATGACCAAGGTTATCTTGAGTCAGCTGGTTACGATGTAGCTCCCGACATTGCAACCTTGCGCGATCAGTTTCTAGCTCAGGCTAGTGCTGGTGGTGCAGGTTTAGGTGCTCAAGGCTTACAAGGTGCTCAGTCATTGTTCAACTTAGGTCAGCAGTACTTAGGTACTTCCCCTGAGCAGACAGCGGCTGACTGGATGGCGAAGCAGCAGCAACTGTTGCAGCCTAGCCGAGACATGGCTCAGTCCAAGATCACTCAGAACCTGTTCAATACAGGTCGTGGTGGTCTGAGTACTGCTCAAGGCGGTAACTTAGGTAACGCTAACCCTGAGCAACAGGCTTACTACAATGCCTTGATGCAGCAAGACTTACAGTTGTCTGCTGATGCTATGGCTCAAGGACGTGCTCAGACTCAGTTCGGTGCAGGTCTGTTCGGTGAAGGTGCTAAGATTGCTACCTCGGGTTATAGCCCAATTCAGACACAGATTGGTTTGGCTTCTGAGTTGGAGAAACTTGGTCAGAGTCCTCTGGACTTAGGTGCTCAGTTGGGTGGTCGTTCTGCTCAGTATGGTACTAACGTAGGTAACACTCTGTTACAAGGTGGTACTAATGCTGCCCGTACAATGCAGGGAGGTACTGGTTACAGCGCTCTTGGTTCTACCTTGCAAGGCTTGGGTAGTAACTCTCGCTTCACCAGCGGAATAGCTAACTGGATGGGCGGTTCTCCTGTTACCCCTCAACAGCAATATAACCAAGCTACCAGCTATGCAGCTACTTCGCCTACAGGCTGGTTGGACTTTTAAAGGATAGATAATGGCTGATGTAATGAATAGTTTATTCGGTATGACTCCTGAGTCTATCCAACGACAACGTGACAATGAGCTTCAAGCTAGGGCTTTGCAGTTCGCTAAGCTTGATCCTCAACAAGCTGCTCAGATGGCCTTCTACACTGCCGGTAGTCGCTTAGGCGATGCCGGTGCAGGTTTGTTGGGCTACAAAGACCCTGAGTTACAACGTCAAGAGCAGCGACAAGGTTTGATGCAAGGGTTAGACCTGACCAGTGCTGAATCGTTGCAGCGCGGTATTCAAACTGCTATGCAGAACAACGATTACGCACTGGTCAGTGAGCTGACTAACCGTTATCAAGCTGCCAATAAGTCTGCTTTGGATGCTGATGTTCAACGGTCTATAATCACTAAGAATACCGCTGAGAGGAACGCTGCTGCCACTCCTGCGGATATTCAGAAAGCCCAACGTATTGCAGCAATCAAGGCAGCCCTTCCAGTGTACAAGGAAGCAGGCGACACACAGACTGCTACTCTGTTGCAGAATGAATTGGATGCTCTGATTCCTGCTGATAAGACTCCTTCTTTCGGTTCTGAAGCTGAGCGTTATTCCCGTCAACTCTACAGCAAACCTTATTCTGAGCTGAAGCCTAAAGAAATGGAGAAGGTTAACGCTAAGGTTGAGGAAACTGCTAAAGAGCGAGCAAACAAGACAAATATCAATGTGAGTAATACACAGGAATCAGCCTTTGCTAAAGAGCGCGGACAGCTACAAGCCAAGACACTTGCAGAAGTCGAGACACAAGCTAAAGCTTCCGCTAACGCTGTTAACCGCTTGGCAAACATGGAGAAGCTGAATCAAGGCCCTCTGATTTCAGGCCCTCTTGCAGGTTCTGCTATTGGCGCAGGTCAGTTCTTGTCATCTCTTGGCCTGTTAAGCCCTGAGGCAGCTAAGACATTAGGCAGTTCTGAAATCTATGATAAACAAGCTAAAGACTTGGTTATGCAAGACTTGGGTGGTAAGCTCGGTGCTCAGATTTCTAACGCTGATCGTGAGTTTATTGAAGCACGTATTCCTCAACTCCGTAACAGCCAACTTGCACGTACCGAGTTGATTAAGAAGCTTAAAGAGATTCACAGCAAGAACATTGATTATTATCAGCGTATGTCTAAAGAAGCTACCAAGAAAGGTAATCTTAATGATTTTGATTTTGCTTCTGGTGCTCCTGATAATACTGAGTCTGCGAAACCTCCTGTAGCAACTAAACGATACAATCCTGCAACACGTCAGCTTGAAGCAGTCAGTGGAGGTAAATAATGGCTCAATATATTCAGGTAGGTAATGAAGTAGTCGAGTTCCCTGATGATATGTCAGATGACCAGATTGCAGCAGTTTTAAAAGGCTCTGAGTCTGCTCCTCAAGAGGCCCCTGCTGCTCAGCAACCTTCAATGGTATCTGAGCTTGGGCGGCAACTTGGACTGACTGCCCGTGCTGGCATCACAGGCTTGTCTGCTGTCCCTAATGCAGTGGCTGACTTTGCTTCGGGAGCTGCTAACCTTGGCTTGCAAGCAGTAGGTTCAGATCGGCGTGTTCCTTACCTGTCTCAGTTACAGCAACAAGCACTTGACCAAACTTTACCAACTCCACGCCCCGGCTTGGAACAGAAGGTACAGACAGGTGCTGAAGCAGTGGCAGGTATGATGACTCCCGGTATGCGTCTGCCTATGGCATCGCAAGCTGAAGGAGCAACAGCTAGACAAGTAGTCGGTCGAGGTATGTCCGAAGCTGCTGCCACAGCTACAGGTGCTATCGTAGGTCAATCTGCTGCTCAGCAAGCGCAAGAGCTTACAGGTAGTCCTTGGGCTGCTCTGGCTGCCGGTTTAGCGACAGGTACAGTTGCTGGTTCTGCTGTAGGTAAGACAGGCTTTGCTTTGACAGGCCCTCGTCAAGAACCTGTGACAATCGACCAGATTCGACAACGAGCTTCCCGTAGTTTTGAGGCTGTGGACAATGCAGGTGTTGCTGTGCGTACTGACACTCTGAAGAATAAGCTCATGCCTAACATTGAGTCAGAACTCCGAGCAGCTAACTATGATCCCGATATTGTCTCTGCCCACAAACCAATTCAGGAAAACTTGAAACTGTTCCAACAAATTACAGATAACAAGATTGTAGATTTCCGTAGGTTGGAGAAGATCAGAAGTACCTTTAGCGGGTTAGCTCAAGGAACTGATGATACGGCACGTCTGGCTAATGTTGTCAAGAATGAGATTGATTCTTATCTAGGTAACATCTCTCCCAAAGATACATTAGTTTTGTCTGGTCAGAACAGCAAAGAAGTCTTTAAGACTCTTGAAAATGCCCGTAAGGACTGGCGTAATCAATCTCGTGCTCAAGTGTTGCAGGACATCTTGGACTCGTCTACTGCTCGTATGGAAGGTACAACCGGCCCTACAGGTGATGTCCTCAAAGCTAAGCTGGTAAACCTTACCTCTAATGTGGAAAAGATGAAACAATTCTCTTCTAGAGAGCAGAATGTCATCAAAGCTGCTGCTCAGTCTACCGACTTGGATAGCTTGCTGTCTTTGTTGTCTAAGTTCAACCCTCAACGTGGTTTTGCACAGACAGCAGGACTGGGTGGCGCTGCTACTGCTGCCACTACAGGCCAAGGAGCTACTGCTGTAATGGGAGGCATTGGTCTGGGTATGGCTGGAAGTGGTTATTTAGCTGATAAAGCATTAGCTTCTATGCGTCAACGTGAAATGAAGAATCTTATTGGTCAGATTGCTTCTGGTAACCTGCAAACTCCTAAACAGGGCTTTGCTGTTCCGGGGCTGTTTGGCGCTACTATGGGAGCAACACCATGACATTCGCACTAAGCCAACGTAGCAAGGACAGGCTCAAAGGAGTCCATCCTGACCTAGTAAAAGTAATAGAGGAGGCTATTAAAGAGTCTCCTTTGGACTTCTCCATCAGTGAAGGCATTCGCACCAAGGAGCGTCAGAAGGTATTGTTCGATTCAGGTAAGTCCAAGACCATGAACAGTAGGCATATCACAGGCCATGCGATTGACTTTGCAGTGATCAAGGACGGTGAAGTTACTTGGGATTTCAAGTACTATCAACTGGTAGCTGATCACATCAAGAAAGTAGCCAAAGAGCTAGGTGTTGATATTGTCTGGGGTGGTGATTGGCAATCCTTCCGTGATGGCCCTCATATCGAGTTACATAGGAGTAAATACATATGATCCTAGAATCACTTTTAGGCATTGGTGGTAAGCTTATCGACAAACTAATCCCTGACCCTGCTCAAAAGGCAGAGGCTCAACTGAAGCTAGCACAAATGGCTCAGGATGGGGAATTGGCTAAGATGGCTAACGAGACTGATCTGTATAAGACAGAGCAGAACAATGTGACTGATCGACAGAAGGCAGACATGGCTAGTGACTCTTGGTTGTCCAAGAACATTAGACCTATGACCCTTGTGGCTATTTTCACAGGATACTTTACTTTCGGTATCATGGATGCTAATGGCATCAAAGCTAATGAAACCTATGTCCAGTTACTAGGGCAGTGGGGAATGTTGGTGATGAGTTTCTACTTCGGTGGTCGCACCTTAGAGAAGATCATGGAAATTAAAGGTAAGTAGTAACGCAAAAGGCCACTAGAGTTCACGCTCTAGTGGCCTTTTTCATTCTACCTCAACTTCTTTCACCTTCTTAACCTTAGGTGGTTTACTCAATCCACTGAGATATTTATAACGACGAGTCATTCGCTTACCTGCCTCCTCAGCATCGAACCAGAACTCCTTACCTTGCTTCAACTCCTCCATCTCTTTAGGAGTCAGGAACCCTGTGTAAGCCTTGTCTAACAGTTTGTTAATCTGCTTCGTAGCGAACTCAGTTTGGCCCTGCACATTTGGAACAGTACCAATGGAACCATAATGAGCAGTATGAAGCATGAACTCAGCAGAGTCAGCAATGTAACACTCATCAGCCATACAAGCCAACATACTAGCAGCGCTGTATGCAGCACCAATAACCGTAACCGATACATCACCTCGACATCCTTTCATGGTCTCAATGATTTGCCAGATAGAGTCAGTCCTGCCACCTGAGCTATTGACCAATAGATTAACTGAATCGTTATCACCACAGGTTGCCAAGCAGTGAATAACATCACGGTAGTTACGAGGATCGGTAATATCATCATCAATGAACACCAAGTGAGTATTCATCTGCTGAGTGATAGTCCTGATCATACCCTTCTGTTGTCCCTCAGCCATTAGCATTAGGTCTTCAATGTTCTCGTTAGCTTTACTCATACACCATCCTCATAGTTAGTCTTGGCAATGATATAGTTCTTAACCAGTGAGCTACGAACAATATCCTCAATGTGGAACTCCACACGAATGAATTCCTTCATCTTACCCGCAATGTCAAAGAACTTAAGGATACCTGACTTGTCATCCTTCTTCTTCAGATCAGTCTGCCTGTAATCGCCGCAGAAGATGATCTTGGACTTGTCACCAACACGGGTAATGATGGTATCCAGTTCCTCAAATGTCATGTTCTGTGTCTCATCCACGACAATGATACTGTTGGAGAAGGTAGTACCTCGGATGAACGAGGTAGACACAAACTCAATATGTCCCTGCTCTACCAATCGATCCCATGCATCCTTACGCTTGAACAGGTCACTACAGATTTGTCGATAGGGCTGAATGTACACCTCCATCTTCTCATCTGCATCACCGGGTAAGAAGCCCATGTCACGACTCTGGACACTACTACGGATAATAGTCACCTTGTTGAAGGGATTGTTACGATCCATAGCCTCTTCCAAGGCTTTGTACAAGGCAATGTATGTCTTACCTGTACCAGCTACTCCGTGCAATGCCATGAAGTAGTTAGAGGCTTGGTAGGCTTCAAAGAAGTCCATCTGCTTCTCAGTCTTAGGCTTGATAACAGTCATGTCATCCAGCTTCAACTTCAAGCTATTGTTTACCTTCTCACGAGGAGTCAATTCCTTTGCAGGGATAGCTCTGTTCATAATCTGTTTACTTGCCATTAGTTCTCCCTTTATCAAAACAGAAGCCTCCCTAAAGAGGCTCCTTTGTTACTTAGAAACTGATTTCACACCCGCCTGCGGTACAGGCCAGTGTCTGAGCACCTTCTACGTTATCAGTATTCTCAATGAACTGCTCCCAATCAATGCTCTTAGGCATGATAGCATACATCTTGTCATACTCCTCTTCAGTGAAGCTCTCATAAGGAGCTTGTCGATATGTTCCTCCGTCCATAGGCAGGAAGGACACACCTGTAATCTCATCGAAGTTATCCCACACCCAAGCACCAACCTTAGGCCACTCATGCTCTTGAACAGAGATGGTGACTGATGGTTTATGCTCACAGTAGTGACGCTGGAACATCAACCACAGCTTCAAGTGCTGGATAGCATCCAAGTCCTCACGGAGTACAGCACCTTCTTCCACCTTAACAGGGAAGCTGAACACTGTAGTACTCTCAGGCTTCATCACACAAGGCTCTGAAGGGAACCCCTGAGCTTTCAGGAAGTTAGTCAGAGGGTCTTTGTTATCAGATCGTACACGCCGAATGTAATAAGGACTATGCTGAGGATGGATGCCACTTGCAGTAGAAGTGAGCTGAGATACAGTGCCTTCAGGTTTGATAGCGGTGATTGCCACAGAAGCGTTGATACCAATAGCAGCAGCGTAATCAGCATTAGCAGCGACAGCAACATTCTTAAGTTCCTCCAAGCGTTGACCCAACTCAGGATCATCAGGGTTATTCAACAATACATTGTCCAAGATACCTGTCATCGACACACCCAACAGACGCTCCTCTTCGGTGTTCGTCTGCCACACCTTACGCAGGTACGGGAAGTGAGTCATCGTTGACTGAAAAGTTCCAAGGATAGTTGCCATAGAAATCTTATCCCGAAGTCGATCCATAGTATCGCCACTGCGAACAATAACACTGGAAAGATTACAAAACTGATAAGGGCGAAGAATAATCTCAGAGCAAGGGTTAGTACCCCATTCCTGATCTTCCTTCCTTCGTCCATTCTTGGCAGCTTGAAGCTCTGAAGCATAGCGGTTAAAGATTCCACGCTCTCCCGAATGACTCTCATAGATGCTACTCCATTCACGCATAAACTGCCCCACAGGAGGCTTGACTTCATACACTGCACTGTTGTTAGCCAAAGCACGTTGACCATTACCATCCCACCAGTTACCTGCCTTAGCGTGGGCCATACGGTCATCACCTAAATCAGACAAAGAGATCATAGCGGAACGGCGTACTCCGCCCACCACAACGACTTCCCCGACCTTACACAGAATGTCATGCGCTTCGAGGCTTGTAAGCTTCCGCCCTTGAGCACCTTTGAACTTAGCCACAACATACTTGAAGAGTTCAACAAGAGGCTCAGGGCCACTCGCTCTCCCCCCAAACGTCTTAAGGCGTGTTCCGGCAGCGCGGACAGCCGATACGTCCCACTTAGGCGCTTCTCCAGCATATAGCAAGGAGATAACTTGTCGCAATGCTTTAGCCCATCCTTCTTTGGAGTCTTTAACGACCACCACAGTATTACTGTCATACAGCTTCTCTGGAATCTCTGGCAACTTGTTAACATACTTCTGCTCCACGCTGAAACCAACACCTGTACCACACAAGAGGATATACATAGCCTCATCGAAGCCTTTAGGGTCATCAATAGGCAAGTATGAGCAGTTGTAACCTGCGATATTCTGTCGCTCAAGCGCATCACCCGCTGTCATAATGCTACGCATGGAAGGCACAACATCAAGGTTAGTTACCGCTGTCTGGAGCTTATCACGCAGTTCACCTGTCAAGGTATAGTCATGGTTCTTCTTCAGGTGTTTCTCCATGAAGTCAAAGTAACGAGAGACTGTCTCAGGCCAATGCTCACGACGGCCTTTATCGTCCAAGTACCGAGCATAGCGGCTCTTGGCAATGTATGTATTGTATGGACTCATTGTAAAACTCATATCAGTAAATTTCCTTAGTTAGTTGTTCTTGCTTCTCTTCAATGTAATCTTCAAAGCGCTCGATGATGTCATCACTGTGGATGTCTAACAACTCCAGCAGTGTGACTTCATCGACTCGTTGAAGCTTCTCTTTAAGTTCTTCAAACGTCAGATTCATACGCTTCAATCAGCTTCTTCAGATAAAACTCTGCCTTCTTCAAGTCCTCAACACCGTTCTTGTCCATGAAGCGCATCAAGTACTGCATCATCTGTACGTAGTCAGGTACAAATAAAGAGTTACGAGTAACGTAATGAGTAGGCATCTTATCCACCAGCTTCTCGATGACATCCCGAACCTCAATGCCTTCTTCCTCGAAGAGCATATAGTGTTTAGGTTTATTCACCACATCAAAGTGCATATCCCCTGAAGAAATACCATTAGTGTTAGAGAACCAATCATCAATAGCTTCTTTGAGAGGCTGAGAAGCCTGCCAAGTCATATACACATTTCCTTTCACATAGTTAGAGTAGCCTGTGCAGGTAATGCAAGGAGCTTCCAAGTCACGATCCATAAAAGTATAGAAGCAACTGTTACACTTGTTTTCCACCGTACTTCCTTTCTAGGTATTCAATCGACAGAAACATCTCATCGAAGCTACCATCTTTAACATCATTCAATACAACCAAACCACGCCAGTGACGGTTACTCAGTTGATCCATATAGTCTTCATCATGTAGGTAATAACTACCGGCAATGATAGAACAGATACTGCTCCCATCTGCTCGTTTACCATAAGCTACAGCCTTGCCTTGTTGGTGACCAGCGACACAGGACATATGTAGTTTATTGATAATAGCAGCAGGACTTGCAGCAGGTCTACCCATCGCGCCTACAGGCCAATAATGGTTAAACCCAACACCGTTAATGAACACAGGCTTTAAGAACTCATGTACTTCCCAATCTTTCAAGTTCAAATGCTCATAGGTCATCAGTCCCTCAAGCATTGGATTATTCTGGACAGCTCGTGTCAAGCGATGACTGTGATTACCTTTTAGGAACACCATACGAGGTTTATACACCTTGTGCTTGGTCTCCTTCTGAGTCTTCTGCATCGCTTTCAATGGAGCTAACAGTATATCCATACCTTTGTTACCAGCCTCAACATCAGCTAGGTAGCGTTTACCTTCAAAGTACTTGCTACCAGCTTTGTCGTGACTGCTCAGGCTAGGGAAGTCCCAATGATCCCCTAGGTGAACAACCACATCAGGCTTGTATTCACAGATAGCCTTACCTGCCCACTCAAGGTGCTCGGTAGGACTATCTGGTTTACATTGTGTGTCTGGAATACAGAGAATCCTCATTCCTCTTCATCCTCTTTAACGAAGTACTCACCAGTCCAAGGATCAAGGTAGTCAGAATGATATTCATACATCGCATCCAACCACTTGGGTTGTTCCAACCGTACCTGATGCTTGATAGCATAACCAAACACTGACTCCAAGAACTTCACATAGTCATCCATGCACTCGTGCCATGTAGCTCCGGGTGTACTGATTGTCTTATTGTGTACTTTACCGTCACAGTCTGTATAGGTAAAACTATAGGACTGCATAACATCATATTTATTGGTCATCGCTCATCTCCTTCACCACTCAAGGTATTGTTTGTTTGTCGTGCTGCAAGTTTACGTAAGTTCTGGCTAGCCAAGTCAGCCAAGCTCCAACCCATCACTGTAGACAACCCTGCGATCTGCCACAGGACATCACCTACTTCCTTTTGCATACCTACCTCATCCAAGACACCATCACGAATCCACTTGGCATACTTACCTGCTACTTCACCTGCTTCAGAGGTAAGATTAGCTACCATGTAAGCAGGGTTCTTAGCTGAT